CATTTAAAATTCCCACTATCAAGAACAAAGTTCAGTGTCAAATATACGACCAAAAGAAAATCTGCTTAGATATTTCAAAATTGGAAAAAGATACCGAAATTATATTTATTTTACACGTGAAAGGATTAAAGTTTTTGAAGCATCATTATTATTGCGATTGTTATATTTCTCAAATCAAAGTATTTTTATCAAATGACGAAAAATATAATATAATTTCAGAATACGTTATTGAGGACGATGAACAGGTTGAAGAAGATAAAGATATTTTGGACGAAGAAATTATTTCGGAAATGTTAAAACAAAAAGAGTTAGAAAAACAGAAAGTGGAAGATAAAAAAAAAATACAAGAACAAATATTAAAATTACAACACGAATTAAAGAATTTATAAAATTTTTTTTGTATTGTATATATATAAAATGAGTTTTGATAGTTTAGTAGAAGATTGCAAAAAAAACCCTGTTGTATGTGTAATCGTCGCCGTCTTACTTTTAGCTGTGGTTCAAAATTGTGTCATGGATATAGGTCTAGGACCCTGGTTAGGAATGGATTCATTTGCGAATATTTCAAGTGAAGGTGGGGGTGAGCCATCGGGGATCGATGAAGGTTCTGGGTATGGGCAGGTGGGTCCCGCGGGACCGTCGGGTCCAGCACCTGTTGCCGATATTGAAGATGTAGAACAACCCCAGGGCGTCGCCAATTTAAGTCGCACCCCGTCAACTTGTTATCCTCAGCCGGCATTAAAACCGGAAGATCTTTTACCGGCTCAGGAAAGCAAAGCTATTCAAGAATTTAATATTTCTCAGCCAATTGGTGAAGGTATTTTAGCCGACGTTAATCTACTCGATGCCGGTTCTCATATTGGTATCAATAGTGTGGGTCAAAGTTTGAGAAACGCTAATCAGCAACTGAGATCGGAGCCCCCGAACCCCCAAGTTAATGTTAGCCCCTGGATGAATACCACAATCGGTCCAGATCTCCCCAGGAGACCGCTTGAAATAGGCGAATCATGTTCTGCTTAATTCCGATTAAATTGGGTTAAATTATTTAAAAAAATAATAATAGTATAATATAAATGGATAATAAATTTAAGTCGGATCCTTATAACTTTTCTAATAAAGAAATAACTTCTTCCAATATTTTGAATATTTTGAAAACCCTTAATATTCAAGATTATAAAATTAACGATTTATCCTTATTCCAGAAAGCCTTTGTTCACACTTCGTATTGTGAAATGAAAGACTATAAGGAATATACTAGACCAAATAATTGTGTATCTCTCTTTAAAGAATCTTATGAAACACTCGAATTTTTAGGAGACTCGTTTTTGGGTTGTATTGTGACTAATTATTTATATAATCGCTTTGGAACAAAACATAATAAGGATGAAGGGTTCTTAACCAAATTAAAGATAAGACTAGTTTGCGGCGAACAATTGGCTTTTTTATCTAAAAAAATAAATTTACAAGATTTTATGATTATTTCAAAGCATATTGAAGAGAATTGTTCGGGGAGAGAGAATGAACGTATCCTTGAAGATATTTATGAAGCATTTATAGGAGCTCTTTATCTGGATAGTCAAGACTATTCTATTGTTGAAAAATTTGTAATATCTTCGATTGAAAAATTTGTTGATATATCTGATATTATACTAAATGATAATAACTATAAAGATCAACTTTTAAGATATTTTCAACACAATTTTTCGGTTCATCCCAGATATGAAACAATCAAAGATGAAGCTGGAAATAATTTCAAATCTACCATTTATAAACTATCCGAAAATGATCCCGTTGGAAAAAATATATCAACAGGTCGCGGGGCAACAAAGAAAAAGGCCGAACAAGATGGTGCTAGAAACGCATTGATCCACTATCGTGTTATGTCAGAATAAAATAAATTATTACATCATAATATATGTCTGAGTTAGAAAAAGAAATATTTGGAGATGAAGAACTGATAAAACTCCTTAAGAAACACTATAAAAAAATTAATAAGATTAAAAAAGATAATATAAAGGAATTCATTGAAAAATATGAGAAAGAACTCAAAGAAATTTCTAAGAATCGGAACTGGAGAGTTTGGTTATTGGGAAAGAAAAAAAAGTTGGCTGAAGCAAAGAAAGAAGCAAAAGGGGCAAAAGATAAAGGAGAGGGAACGGGTCTAGAATTAAAAAAAGAAGAATCGTCGGAAGATTCGTATGATGATTCCCCGGGAAAAGCAAACAAAGGAGCTGATCTCAATAAACAACGGGAAATAGAAAGGAGAATAAAAGAAAAAAACGAAATAGAAGGGGGATTAAGCGAATATAACGCAAAATTAATTGAATTCAAAGATATTAAAGAAAATATTAAAGAAGGAAAAAATGTATTACTTCTGGATACCAACGATAATGTAGTAATAGATGATGAAAATTTAAAGAAGTTGAGAGAAACCGAAGATAAATTTATTCAAACATTAGATGATGGGCGAGTAATTTTAGTCGATTCCATAAGTCCCGACTCGGGAGAAATAGAAAGTGAAAACGAAGGATCATCTGACGATGAAATTGAGCTTCAGACAAAAGATCTTAAGACCGTTAGTCAACACCGAAAAGCATTTGTAAAATGGGTCAATGAAGATCTCTATAGCAAAATAGAAAAACTTAAACCCGACTCCCCCCTCCAAATCTATCAGTTACTAATTAGGGAATACTTATCACTCGAAACCCCATATAGAGGTGTCCTAGTCTATCATGGATTGGGTACAGGTAAGACGGCATCGGCTGTATCATTGGCAGAGGGTCTTTCTACCGAATTAAGAATTAATACTCTTTTACCCGCCTCTCTTGAGACCGAGTTTATCAAAGAAGTTCAAACATGGGGTCAGGACGAATTAAACAAAGGGGCTCGCTGGAGACTTTTTAGTGATAATGAAATTTCGGATAATGAAATGGTTAATGAGCTGGATGAAAAATATAATCTAACTGCCAAGAATCGTAAAATGATTCTTAAAAAAACAAAAAACTATATTAAGTCGCAACTAGTGCAAGATAATCCCGAAATAGACAAATTAGAAATAAAAAAAATGGAAAAAGAAATTGATAAATTATCCGGAGCATGGCTGCCCTCATCAGACGGTAAGAAATTAGTTGTTAAAGAAGGCGAAGAAGAAAACTTTACTAAATATGAAAAAATATATTTAGAACAACAGTTAAATTATTTAATTCATAAGAAATATAATTTTATTCACTATAATCCTTTTCCCAAAGTTAAGAATACTTCTATTAAAGAATTTATTGAAGATGATGATGAAGAAGATGATCTTGATTTATTATTGGATCCTGAAGAACAAAAGCAATTAAATACTCACAATAAAAGAATAGTTGATTCCTTAGAAAGGAAACTTAAAAAAAATATAAGAGAAAACTATGTTAATTCTCCATTCTATAATGAAGTTCTAATCGTTGATGAAGTTCATAATTTTGTAAGACAAGTTTTAAATGATAATCCTAACCCGGATGACCCTCCGAATTCTATATCTTCCAGAAGAGCTAGTGTTTTTTATGATTGGATAGTAAATTCGGAGAATACCAAGTTAATCTTTCTATCGGGAACACCTGTGATTAATAGACCCTGCGAAATCGCCATTTTATACAATATGTTAAAAGGTCTTATTAAGATTTATTCATTTAGTGTTAAAACAGAAATAGGATTAGAAGAAGCAAATGATAGACTAGAAGAAATATTATATGATAGAGGATCTCCTATAGAATTGTTTCACGTAGATCAGAAAGAAGGTAAATTAGTTATTTCGTTTATTCAAGAAAAAACTAATTTCAAGTCTGTAAAAGATAAAGAAAAGAATATAGTTTATTCGGTAAAATCTAATTCGGGAAATTTCGATGAATTTATGGATTATATTTATACAAGTCTTCACAAAATATTCGGCACAAAAGAAATTGAACCTCCTCAAACTCAATTCAAAGATCTCTCATCAAAGGAAATAAGGAAAATAAGACTAGGTGAAAGAGTTGTTTTTGATAAAGATCTCGATTTATCTTTTAATCGACATCAAAAATTGTTTGATATTTATGAAAATGATGAATTAATTGATACTACCCGACATGAACATTTTATGAATTATTTTTTTGAAAATGGAGACATAGTCCCCGAAAAGAAGAAGATCCTATTAAAACGTATGTTAATGGGATTAACTTCGTATTTTCCTATTGATAGATCTTCGATTGTATTTATGCCTCAGATAGTTAAACCCCATATCGCCGATAAAAGATATGAAAATTACACCATTATTAAGAACCTAAATATTGTGGATTGCCCCATGAGTCAAATACAATTTCAAAATTATCTTAAAGGATGGGAGTGGCAACGCAAAATAGAAGAATTTCAAAGAGGGAAGTCTATATGGGACGATGTTATTCATCACTATAGTATCAGAACAAGACAGGCCTGTAACGTTGTATTTAATGATGAAGAAAATTTTAGAATGATGCGAAAGAATAGGGGTGACGAAGTCAACAAGGAAATTGAACGATTAAAACAGGCCGAATATACCAAAATTAAAGATAATAAATTATTTAAAATCGATAAATCACTGGATGATTACTCTCCTAAATTTGTAGAGATTTTAAAAAATATGGCAAAGTTTACAAAAGATAAAAAACCCACGGGTAAAATATTATTTTATAGCGATTTTAGAAGCGACGCCGGCTCTGAAGCGTTTGAACTCGTGCTTCAATGTAACGGTTACTCAAAATTGAATACCGATAATTTACCCGAAAGTAAAGATCTAAGATATACATTTATCACTGGCTCCGAATCTCCCGATGAAAGAAGAATTAGCAAATTATATTTTAATGATGAAAATAATAAATATGGAGAATACTGTCAAGTCATGATAATTTCAAGCGCTGGGGCCGAGGGCATTTCTTTAACGTGTGTAAGACAAGTTCATATTCTAGAACCCTATTGGAATTATGTTCGCGTAGAACAAGTATTAGGGCGAGCTATTCGTATGAGATCCCATACAGGTAAAGATTTGAAAAATCCATGGTTGCCAAAAGAAAAACAGAATGTTGAACAATATCTTTATTTAAGTTCCTTACCGAATGGATTAAATCTAGAAGATATTTATAACAATATTTCTAAAAGAAATAATTGGTCACTTCCTAAGGGCTGGAAAAAAGCAGATGTCAAAATTGAATTATCAAAAGAAGCAAACAAAGATACCCTGGATTTAATTGAATCCATTATAAGACTAAATCTTAACGACGGTGGTTTATCATCTGATGAGTATCTTTTCAATGTTATGGAAAAGAAATATAAATTTTCTTTGCAAATTAGCGATATCATCAAAGAATCATCATTGGATTGTATTAAACATACAACCGATGATCCCGAATTAAATGATAGATGTATAAGATTTTCAGATAAATTAACAGGAGAAATCGCGTATTTCCCGGGTATCGGCGCTAAGGTTCTGGAACACACCGATATTATACAACTGAAATCTAAATATATCTACAAAGTTAAAGATAATATTTATGTGATATCAGCTAAAAGTGATGATAATGATCATAATATTTATCTGTATTATGAATACAAAACTGACAAGAAAACAGATAAAATAGATATTCGGTATCTAAGAGAAAACGGAAAAAGATTATGCGACGTCTATATTGATACTAACATGGTCTTAAATAATGTTGTTTCCACCCATCCATACAATGAGAAGTTAGATAAAGAATTTTCGGTTTTCCAAGAAATATACAGTATCCCTTCGGATATTATTGAAGATTATGTGGATAAAGATAAATTTCCCGATTTGGAAAAATTAATTAAAAAAGAATACTTACAGGGATATAAACTTAAATATAATGTCAATGACTCATTTTTTTATATGGGAACAGATGTAATATTATCAGATAAATGTATTCAGAAGATTTATCCTTATTCGATTTATGAAGAGGATGCGTGGCAGATACAAGACGAAAATCCAATCATAATTCTAGATGGTGAATTATTTATTCAACATTAGTTAATTCATTTAACAGTAGTTTATAAGAATATTATTCTGCATACTATTATTTAATAGAGTATATTCTTTGGTTTTATCGTATTCTATCTCTTTATTTTCAAATAATAAATAATTATTTAATATCTTATCAATTATAAATGTTTGAATTAATTCGGGAGAATACAAAGAAATTGTATCATTTTCTTTGAAATTATGTTTTGTTTCCACCGCTAAACATAAATAATTTTTATTTTCGTAACAAATCTTCTTAATCTTCTTTATTTTTTGTCTGTCATTGGTTTCTATTAAAGATAATCCATCATTGTTTAAGAACTTAATATTTAGTTTTTCCGAGCATTCTAAACTATATGTTTTAATCGGCAAATAAGTATTAAAAAATCTATTTTTAATTTTACACTTATCTCTAAATTTACAATAAATAAGGTTATCATTCATAGATAAACAAATGATAGGATTAGAGAATAATATATTATTTTCTTCTGCTATCGTTATCTCTTTGATAATTAATTCTTTAATTTGAGATGGAATATTTATAGTATAATTATAGAGATCCCCTGAAAGATCTCTTCTCGTAGAGTTTAAATAGTATCCTTTAAACTCATCAGGTTCTTCTTTTATTGCTTCCAGACGAACCTCTTTTATGGGTTCTGTATCCAGAACCTCTGAATTTATATTCTTAGTTTGTATATCACTAATAAATAGTTCCCCAATTTCATCAAGTAGGGCTTTGTTTAAATCGGTTAAATTATCTGTACTCGTGCGATCAAAGATTAAGGGATACTTAACCCTGTATAGATCAACATAATCTTCATTTTGATTTATGTCGAATCCGGTTTCCGTAAGAATTAAATCTTGAAGAATAGAAAAAATATAATTTTTATTCTTCTTTGAAAAATACATATCATATAATGACATTATTAAATTTAACTACTATAAATCTTTAAATAAACGAAACGTACATAGATTTATGTATGATAGCTTAAGCATACACGCCATCTTCAATAGCTTTTCTTTCATTATATTCACTCTCAGCAGCCCTTTTCCTTATTTCGAGGGCCTCGCCCGTGGCTTCTTCTCCAGTTTCATCGTCGCGATAATCGCCACTACCTCCTTCTTTATATATAATATTATCTAATACACCTCCGTCAGCGATAGATTTTATAAAATCCCCCTTCTCTGTATCGTAGAAGGTTGTTTCAAAATATAATTGGTTTCTATAAATAATAAATGGCACTAGAATTAATAAGAATATTGAATTCGTAGTAATATATTTTTTACTTATTTTTAATTGTTTCTTATATCCCAAATAAAGTAAGATGATAATGAAAGTTACAAAAAATAAAAACATATATGAATAGAAAAGAAAATTCATAGTCTGGTTCGAAGGTAAATTAGTATAATTTGTTGAAATTAAAACAGAATAAGCAAATATTATTAAACCAATGATATTCGATATTGTACTTCCAATAGAATAATAAGTAAATTCCGTTTCACTTTTATCCGCCCATATAACACCATAAAACCACAATACCGGGATAACACCAAATATCACGGCTAATATGATTAATAATAGTATAGCAATGATATTCATCTATAATTATTTATATAAAATTATCTGGTAATATTTTATGATAAAATGAACTCGCGTAAGATTGATCATCCACCATAGCTCTTCCTGATCTTGTATCTGTATCTCCTGTACCTTCCGTATCTCCTGTATCTCCTGTACCTTCCGTATCTCCTGTATCTCCTGTACCTTCCGTATCTCCTGTATCTTTGTCTACCGATGGTAAACTCCTAGAAACGTTTGTATCTATGTATTCATTTTCAATACTATTATCAATTTGTTCGCTTCCTCCTAAATTATATGCATTCATCTCCGGTAAATCCGGTTTCAAAATTTTATCCAGTGGGAATTTATAATTTTGTTCATAAAAATTATTCGTAGAGAGACCGTCATATGTATTTGACGCGTCTACCTTAAAATATCTACCACCATCCACAACCTTTGGATTCCTACCCGGATAGATACCGGTAACAATATCATCAACCGAGGGGCATACCTGGCATTTTGGGCACGATGTTTGGACTTGATTAATTTGTTTTTCTGTGTCTGTATTCGCATCCACTGCATCCACCGCATCCCCCGCATCCTCTTTCATACTATCTGGAATTTCGGGACATTTGGGGCATTTTGGAATACTGGGACATCTTATATTGCATTCAGGACATTCGGGATTTGGGGGACATTCGGGGCAATTACAATCGGGGCATTTTTTGTCTATTTCTTTTATTTCTCTATTCATTTCTTCATTTAGTAAAGATGTTTCGTGGATCATAAAAAGTAAAACAACAATAGCGGCTAATGAAAGACATACTACAACAACATTTATTACGAATAAAGAATTATATTCCATATACCTATTAAAAATATTTTAATTTTTTATTAATTGACAACTATTTCATCGGGTGATATAAAATAATCATCCCTTACATCTACCATCATTTTATCACTTAATCCCGACTTTAAAAAAGTTTTAAAAGGTAATCCTTTCATCATTTCTTTAATAAAATGAATCGAATACATTCCACATTGAGCATCTCTGTTCTGATAAGTTTTATCATTGTAGAAATATTTTACCGGGTTATTATATTCTTTGCCCTGCGTTTGAACCTTTTCAATTAATTTTTGAACTCTTGGACAAGGTTTGTGACCATAAGAATCAAAAAAATATATTCCCGGGATACCACCTAGATTTACCCCCGCTAGATCCATATATAATGACATCCAATGCTGTCCCGATTTATTATGCGGATCGGTATTAAAAACAACTCCTATTTTATGTTGACCCTTATCCATGTGTTTTTTCATATTAAATGAACACAAATTACTAACAGAACAATCGGAAAAATCAATCGGTTCTGCTCCATAAAAATAAAAAGATTTTTCGGCCTTTTGGTGCTGATTTAAACAATTTTCAATATCATCTGTCCCTAACCATGCATTATAATCTTCTAACCATTCTTCAGGCATTACCGGTTTAAAACTTGACTTGAATTTCCCTTTATCCTTGCCTAAATGTTTCATTAATGTTTTTATCTTCAACCAACAAGCCTCCGATGAACACCCCGTTATTTCTTTTAGAATCTTACAAATACAACCATGAATTTTTTCGGGACTATCGGAACAATTTATTTGGGGTAACTTTTTATCTTTTTTTCTCATACGATTCACTATCTTGCCTATTTTACGAATTAGTTTTTCATCCAAACATGAACCCATAACCTCCTTTTTACCTGGAGCACAATGACCCTGTTTGAAAACCAATTTCCGCGTTTTACCGCCGTCCTGGTCTCCACCTATTTGTTCTTCCATAATACTAAACGTAGAAATTTATTTAAAGTATCCCAAATTGAAAATTTATTTATAGTATCCCAAATTGAAAATTTATTTATAGTATCCCAAATTGAAAATTTATTTAAAACAATCTAGACTAATACTATTATTACTATGGATAACTCCGTTTTTTGTGAAAAAAAATACCTTGTAACTAATACGATCCAAGAACTATATGATGAATATAATAGACTTCAAGAAGTTCATAATCAATTTAAATGCGAAAATGAACTTGGAAAG